TGCCGCATCCTTAAAGAGCGTCCCCCCCTTGATTTGATCCACCCGAGGGGTGAGGTTCGCCATATCGTGCTTCTCGGCACCCTTCGCCACCGCCAGCAAGACCTCGAAGAATAGCGGTTCAAGGAACGCGGGGAGTTCGAGCACGACCGAATCTGCCGCCCCGCTCGCAATCGCCGCCCATCCAGCCGTGTACGAAAGATTGATCGCGTCGGCGACCGCAGCCGCCGGCGGTGGGTAGATATGCAGCCGCAGCAGCACCACATTGGACACATTCTCCCCGCCGACCGTTACAATATGTCCGGGCGGAGAGTTCCCATAGTCCCCCCGAACCCACCGCAAGAACTGATCCCGCGTCACCCACTGGACAACCTCATGCGCGGTCGCCGAGTTGATCGCGTCCACGATGAGCAGATCCGCAGGAAGGTCGATATACGCCTGATCCTGTACGAGCGAGAGTTGTGTGTTTGTGCGACGGCACCAGTGCCATTCGCGCATGTTCACCATCGTCGTCCCGGCCATGTTGATGATTTGCACCGTATCAAGCGACTCGGGCGTGCCGCCCAAGCTCTCGGTAATGAACGAATCGGCTTGTGCTTTGGTGATGGACATAAACCATCCCCTCGCATATTTCAGCGAGGGAAATGGGTTGGGAGAGAGAGTGGGCTTGTTAGACAGCCGCCCCGAAGTGGCCGATGATCACATCGGTCAAGACAGCATCAATCGCCCCGGCAACTGCTTCATTGAGGAAGCCCACGACCTTTGCGCCGGTTGCCGGCTTGAGGGTCGAGAACGAGTCGGGGTTATCGACATTGATATACAGTGGCGAGCCAACCGCAAACGCACCGGCAGTAGTGACGAGCGCCTGACAAGGACCAGCGACCGCGCACTTGACATCGGCATCGTCGGCTGCGGCTGCCAAATACACGCATGGCACGCCATGATGCTCATCGGTCACAAGCAGCACCCGAGCGTTACGGGTGCCAGATGCAGCATCCCCTGGGATGTTGTTGGTCACCGCTGCGTCGGTTTGGGTGAAGTCAAAGACTCGCACCTCGCCGAGAAGCGCAGCCCCGCCGCGATTGGTCACGGTCACTTCTTTCTTCAAGAGCGCGAGGCCGCCGCCCTGCGCTCCAAATGTTTGTTGAATCGGATCCATTTTCTTATCTCCTGCCGCCATCGGCGGCTGTTGTTGGTGTTTGGTTTACCAATCGATCATGCCATCGCTTTAGACGATTGGGCTGACGATTCCATGACGACGAAGCGAGTCAATCCAGAGCTGAGTCCAAGTCACCATCGGAGCCCAATAGCCGCCGATCGTGTTTGGAAGCTCGCGGGTCTTGCGCCGCTCAAAGAACTTCTTGCCGTGCATCTTCACGGTGAGGTATTTGGAATCGATGAACATATACCGAGCGCCGGGGAGGGTCGCGTCGGCCTGGGCAACGAGATTCGTCCCGTCGCTGTACCAAAGTGCCTGATCCAGTGCGGCGACCTCGACGATCCGAGAACCGTTGACGGTCATCGTCCCGAAGGACGGATCGCGTGGGTTCGGGGTCACGAAGTTATCGCCGTTCTGCCCGTAAGCATCCTCCATCTGCGTATAGCCCTCTTCGCCGGTCAAGATGAACTGGGTATCGCTCATGCTGGTCTGCTCGGTCGCGCCGGGGAACGGCATAAGCGGACGAACAAACTTCACGCGACGGTGCATTAGAAGTAACTGTTTGATGAGGTTGGTCGCGTGTGAACGATCCGCATAGTTCCCGAGCGAATAGGTGAGCTGCTGGGGAGCCCAGTTTGCTTCTCCCGAGATGCCCTGAATCGAGGTAAAGTCCCCGCCTGTGTTCCCCATCCCGGTAATCAAACCGTTGGAGAACTCGTTGATGAACGACCCGAGACAGCGAACCTGCGCCTTGTCGTTCGAGGTGCTGGTGTGCTCCATCGTCCCCGCGTTCGGGGTTGCGAGGAACAGTGCATCGAGCCCTTCGATCGCGTTGGAGTACGCGACCTGTTCTTTCTGAGCCAGCACATCCTTGAGATGTGAGTGAACACCCTTCGCGGTCATTGACCCCGCGTTGATATTCAGCTCTTCGTCTGCCTCAGTCCAAGAGATCGGATTGAAATAGTGCGCCCAGTGGGAGGTGTGGTTTGTATGGCTCTCAAGGAACTCGATGTTCACTTCTTCGCCAGGGGTGTACGCTTCAAGACCGCCATTCGTTGAGAGCAGGATTCGATCTTTGATCGACGGCCCTGTTCGGATGGTTTCTTTGTCGGTCTTGTTCCGCATCAGCTCCGAGAAGAGGTGATTGCGGCTTACCGCGTCATTGATAAACTGCTTCGTACCAGTCTCAAATGAAACAGGTGTCGAATCGACTACCTGTTGCATCAGTTCTGCAACACTTGACATTGGATGCCTCCTTGCATGTGGGTGGCATCCTGCCTAACTATGTTGTCCCGATCACGCGATCGGAATCAGGCGTTTTTTTGCTTCCAGTTGCGGACGATATCAAGCCCTGGATCATCATCCCCGTTGGTCGTGTCTTTGCCCCCGGTCTTGCCGGTGGGTTGCCCGGACACCTTTGACCGGGATACTTTCTTGTTAAACTGTTTGTGCTTGTCGGCTGCGGCCGCGCCAAACTCGATCACCGCCGCGTTCCGCAGCAGTTCTTGGGGTGTGTTCACTTTGACACCCTGTTTTGTGAGTTCGGCAGCGCGTGCGACCAGCCGATCCCGCCCACCCTCGTCGGTGATGCCTGGGTAAATCTCGGCGAGCTTGGGGATCTCGTTATCAATCACCATGTTCTCGTAGTAGCTGTAGAGCGTATTGAGCGCGTTGCTGTGATCGGCGAGTTGTTTGTTCAGTGGCTCGGAATCGCCCGCACCACGAATCATGCCGACCGCCTTTGCGATGGCCTTGCCGATCGCTGCGGACTCGTCGCTGTCAAACTGTTCCCCGAGTTCGTCGGCAATCGCTTCAACGATCTCGTCCTCGTCGAAGTTGCCAGCCGCGTCTTCGGCCTCTTCATCCTTGCTTTCGTCGCTTGCTTCCTCGGAATCCCCCGCGTCGTCGGTCTGGGCTTCCCAGCCGTGGCTCTTGGCGACCGCTAGAAGCGTTGCGTCGGTGAGTTCTGTGAGTGTTTCAATATCGAAGTCTTTGCCGAGCAGATGGGTCATCAACGCGCTTCGATCGCCCTCGGCCTCTTGGCCGCCGTCGGTTTCTTCGGCCTTGCTCACCGACTCGTCGGTGTCGCCCGGATCATCCCCATCGAAGTGGCTTTCGAGCGCGGGGTTCTCTTCTTGCTGCATTTCGCCGATTGACGCAAGAATATCCTCGGGGACACCCTCGGTATCCGCATCAGTAGATTCGACGCCCTCCACAACAGAGGTATCGGTTTCGAGAGTTGTGTTTTCGTTGTTTGCAGTATCCACCATAGTCTCCTGGACTTGGGTGGCTTCCTGCCTGTTTCACCGATTGTACCAACAGTGGCGCGATCTGTCAACGCCGCCCGTTCCATTCAAGGTATCTGCCCTTGCTATTTCGTTTATCAAGATACTCGTTGAGGTCTCTTTTGGTGTCAAAGCGGGGATGCCCGCCCTCACCGTGTTTTGAAGCGTCTGGATCGCCCGCTGGCTGTGAGAACGCCGTGAACGGCTTAAACCCGTTGGCGTTGGTGATCGTGGCCCTCGATGCGATACGGGTGAGGATCCGGCCCTCATGCTCGATGGTGTCGCCGATCGATGGGACTTCCTCGCTGGACATGAGCGCGGTCGCGTAATCGCCGTTTTCGTCACAGAACTCGTATTCAGGCATATCCCATCTCCTTCGCGGCTTCCGCGATGGTCATACGCACGCCTCCGAGGTAGCAGATCGTGGTTTCTGGATCTGCCGGATTTGCGAATCTGATGCCATCGACCATTTTTTCGAGCGTTCCGATCAGTTCTTCGTCCCGGTGCTTCGGCCTTCGTGCGTGTGCGGCGATAAGTTCTTTGACACATCGGTACATCACGCCACCCCCGGCTGCGCCAACGCCGCCATTTGACCCAACGCCTGACCCATACCCTGATTCCCCGCGACCTCACGACGCTCGCCACCGAACCCCGCAGGAGCCGCACCCACCCCACCGGTGCCGCCTTGCTGGTTTGGTACAGCCCCGAACATTTGCATCCCCGCGAGCTGGCCCAACATCTCGAAGTTCGCCATCGAGCCAAGATCGGGCAGATTGAGCGCGTCGCCCATGATCCCGAGAACCTTCTGCCAATCCCATTCGGGGTACTGCCGCGCAGTGGGCGCGATCTTGATAATCATATCCACCATTTGCATCGTCCGGCGCTGATGGATCTGTTCGGTTGTCCGCTCCATGCTCATCGCTTCAATGTCGATCTGGAGCATATCGAACGCTTCCGGCGAGAGATCGCCCGAGCCGCCGAGAATCCAGGGCTCTTCAAAGTCCATCGTGAACTCATGATCCCCCGGTACCGGCATCGCAATATCTTCGTCGTGCCACAACGCCCACGCAGCCCGCTTGAGGTTGCGGTTCACCGACTTGCGGAACTGATCGATCACATAGCCCGTCCGGGTCTGCGTCACCTGATCCGCGATCGCGTGCTCGGTCGCCGTCCCATCGCCCTTGACCTCGCCTGCCTGCACATCATCCATCCCGCTCAGCTTCTGCAGTCGAGTCTCGGCGTGCGCCGCGTTGCGGAGTTGTTGATCGGTCACGCCGCCGAGCTCAACCGTGATCGGAGCATGTTCGGCGGGGAACCCCGGAACCGGGATAATCACCTTGTCAAGATTCGCGCCCTTCTCGCCCGCGACCCCCTCGGGGGTGAAGATCACCTTGCGGTATTCCTGAGCGCCACGATCGCACTCATCGACCATATCTTTGAGCATTTGTTCTTGGCCCCAGGTCATCGTGAGCACCGACATCGGCCAAACGCTCTTGGGAACGCTGAAACACCCAAAGACCTCATATGGCCCCTCGGGAGGCCCGAAGTACGGACGCAACTTGCGGATGATCGTGCCGCCGTCATCGTCCCCAGCACCCTCGGCAACGCTCACGATCGCCCCGTTGAACCCGTCCTCTGGCCCGAGTTCTTCGTCGGGTTGAAGCTCAGGGATCCAAAGATCGTAACAGACGACCTCTTTACGGTTCACCCCACCCACATCCTCACGCCCGAGCGCATCGAGCCCGGAGTCCTCGGGGAGCTGTTTGATCCCTTCGATATCCCATGAATCATCGCCCGACTTCGCAGCCGCCTCAGCGGATTCGATCAAGTCTTCCTTGTCCGCAAACCACACATGCCCGAAGAACCGGCCCTCGCAGGGATCTTCGACCGTTGGATCGAGGATCAACCGCCAAGGGGGTATCCGCTCAAGCATCGGCAGTGAGGTTTCTTTACCACGCTTACGCGACATACCCGGATGCCGGCGAACCGTGAACTGTGTTGCACCCCAGAACATCAGATAGTCCACACCCACGCGGACATGCGACGATGCCATATCAACATACTTCACCCACGCATCGAGGAACGCTTTGGTCGAGTTCGCGGCCTCTTCGAGCGAGTCGGGTTGCCCCGCGTTGCGTTCAAGCGATGCAGCAGACACGCCCCGCCTGCGGGCGCTGACCATCGCGGTCGGGTTGTTGTAGATGAGCTTGGAGATCATCAGGGTTATAAGCGATGCCTGGTGGTTCACGCTTGAGCCCGCTTGCTCTTCTTCTTGATCGGGTCGGTAGCCGATGCCGTGATACGACTCGATCCGTTCATCCAGATCGGCGAGCACACAGTCTCGGCTCTTCACAGCTACCGTGATTCCCTCTACGAGTCTGTCTGGTTCGGTCGAAAACGCCATATCAGTCCCCTTTGCCCGTCAATACCGGCTCGGGTTCGGGCTCTTTGGTTTGCTCAGATTGCAGGATATTTTCAGCAACACCACGCCCCGGCCAATCTTTCCGATCGAGTTCGTTGATCGGCTTCGGGTGGATCTTCACTCTTTCGACATCGGCTTGCACTACCAAGCTCGGAATCCGATTCTCAGGATCGTTCGACTTCATCTCCGCAGAGATAAATATGCGGATCTTCCCGCCTTGCCGTACCTGTAGTTGTGATGGGTCTATTTCAAGACAGGCGAACCGCCTGCTGCGACACTTATGGCTCCACACGGTTGTTCTTCCTGAACTGCGGCTTCCTGCCTGACTTGTCGCTGTGCCACGATGATACCACAAACGGGGCTCATAAGTCGTGATCCTCGATATATTTCTCGTATTCCTTGTCGGACATGCCCTTGATGAACTCGTTGTGCCCGAGTTGGGCGCCGAGGGTGTTCTTTCCGTACACAATGCGGCCCTTCGCCTTCGAGAAGTCCGATTTCCAGATTTCCCACAAGGTATACCGGGCTGTGTGGCATCCGTGATCGACGCAGCCCGGATCCGGGATTTCAACGGTTTCCTTGCCCTCGATCTGCGGTTTGAACACATACGACGGGATTTCTTGCTCGGTACAGGTTGGGCGGTTCTTCTCGATCAGTTCGCGGTCGGCTTCTTGGAGCGCCCCCTTGACTAAATACGCCTTCGGCCTCACATTATTCTCAGCGTCCCCCCACAACTCGCGGACAAGATCATTCCCCGCCTTTACGCTCTTAGCCCCTTTGCGGGCTGATTGCACCATGTTTCCGACCGATTGTTTCCCGCGCCATCCGAGGGATTCGTTACACAAGTTGATATGTTCGGGCGAGTGATCCGCGACAATCCGCACCAATCCGCGCCGTCCATACCTTTTCTTCACATCCTTGAGCCAACCGATGAATGTCTCCATCGTGATATGCGTTCCGTACTGCTCATAGACCCGGTAGGCGTGCCGCTCGTTGGTCACGCCCCATATTTGAAGCACCTTGCAATCGTTCCAGCCCCAATCGATGCCGCCGATGAAATACTCGAAGTCGGGCAGGTTTTCGCCATCCGGCTTCTTGGTGGTAACCTCACCCGGTTCGACCACATGGATCTCGGGATCGAAGTTCTCCCAAATCGCCCCCTCTGCCGAGCACCACACCCCGTCACGGAGCCGCTTACGGAGAACGCCCCGGAGTTGATCCAAGTTCTCTCGGTACTGCCTGCCGCGTGAAGTCCACCGTTTATTCTTCGCGTCCCAATATGCGGGGTTGTGGTGATGCCGCGTGAGAATCCGCTTCATGCGAGTCTCAGGATCGTCGGGGTGATGGTTGAGCCAATGGAACTTCTCGCCTGGGTTCGTGTCGGTGATGATGGCCTTCCACGGGACACCGTTGTTCCGCATCGCGCGGTAGATCGACTGGTACTCGTCGAATGTGAACTCGATCGCCTCCACGAAGATCACAAGGTCATACTGTGTCGAGAACAATCGCGTCGGGTTGTCCATGCCCGCGAGGATGGTTTCTGATCCGTTCGGCCACACATACTTACGGCGGTTCTCTCGCTGTGGGCCTCGGATCACCGGATGCCCATGCCCGAGCACATCGTCCTCAAACACCTGGAGGAATGAGTCGGACATTGATACGCGGGTCTTACGGAGGATCAAGGTTCGGAGGCGACTGTAGAACAAGTGCAAGTCCTCGATGATCGTCCCCTCGGAGAAGGTTTTAGAAGTACCCGCAGGCCCCTCAAGCGACCACTCGTAGAACGGTAGTTCTTCGTCCTTGTTCGGGTCAGATACCCAGTTGGGATCGAAGCCCATGAGTGTCTTGTGAATATCGACATACGGCCCGTAGATTTGGTGGTGTCGGTCACTCAACGACATACTCCGTCGTCTTGCGAAGGACATTGCCGCCATCGTCCTTCTCGGTCGTCCGCTGGGTCTGATCCCCGTACTTCATTGGTCGCATCCGCGAGATGATCCATTTGCGGGAATCGATGCGGAGCTTCCGATTCTGGATCATTTCATGAGTGATTGTGCTGATTGTCACAACTCCTTGCTTGGTCATGACTTCAACATCCTCCGGCCCCTCGTCCGCGATCTCAAGAATCTCATCGAAATACAGATCGGCACGCAGCTCCATCGCAGTGCCGTAGTCTTTTGCCAGTTTCTTGTCGCTCCGCACCCACTCCATGAAACTCTGCCGCGATGGATACTTCTCCTTGTCCCGCTCGCCCCCACAAAGACTGTTCAGCGACCGCCCGCTCATGATCCCATCGAGCACGCGGTCTACAACTTCCTTGCTTCTCTGTGGCATCCTGCCTCCCCGCGCCCGTCACCGCTTGGGAACGGGAGCCCCCTTGCTGCGATTCGGTCGCCCGCGTGATGTTCGGCGACGATCGCCCTTGTGTGGCCTCGGACTCTTTGGTGCTGGTTTGTCTTTCATATGGTTCCTTTTATTGAATCCTGCGATTACGCCCTCGACCTGCTCGCCGCCGGCGACCTACTCCCCTCGTCGTCTCCAACACCGTCACGATGTTGGCAGGAACGAAGTGCTCAAATAGATCGCGGGCTATATTCTGTGCCGTCAACTCGTTGGTTGGGTGCAGATTCAACGCATCCATTGTGTATGTTGCGGGTGTGCCGTCAAACCTTGCCCCGTTGGTTGCTGGGTCAAGTTCGTTGTAGGTCTTGTGGAGGTTCACAAATCCCCAACTATTAGCGCGAGTGAGTTTAAACACAGCATCAGCCTGCGAACTCATCCGGGCGTGATTGGAATCATAAGCCCACATGGCAACCATGATAATCTTCGGAGCGGAATATCCGAGTGTTGAGTGACGGGTGAGAATACGGTTGGCAAGTGTTTCCATGTTGTTTGCATGGTCTGTACCCAGGTCCTCGGTGTTCTGGCCTAGAGGAAGGATCACTGTGTCAAAGCCCTCAACCGCATTGATTAGACCATCGAGAGCGATGTCGTCGATGCGATTGATATGGTCGTATGCTGACCAGCCCGACGCCGCAATCGTGGCAAACATGGTTCCCGAAGCCGGGAGCGTAAGGTCAGGTGTTGCGCTTGTGCCGCCGGTTTGATGGATGATCGCACCGAGGAATCTAAACTGCTTTGTGTCTTCGATTGAACCGGATGTCTGAACAAGAACGCCCACCAACTCAGACCCGCCGCCGAAACTTGCTGCCCCACGAACCCCCTTGTGGATCACCCGTATGTCGCCGGTTTCGTCCCAATCTAGATCGCCGCCGATTGTAGTGCCGCTTCCGCCGTCGCCGTAGTTACCATTGTTCGGCGTATTCGCCCCCGGCGTGGCACCCCGCATCTCTTCAAGGCTTATCCTGTTTACGCTTCCTGAATGGTTGTGGAGGATCACGCGAACCGCCATTGGGCCAGACAGATCAAAGTCACCGAACGACGATTCCCTCGCCTGCACGCTGAACAAATCTACAAAGTTTCCAGGCTCGGATATAAAGTCAATCTCTCGTGATTGATTGTGATGCACGCCTGCATCGTCGCCTGTGGCGGGCCAGACTGTATCTGGCGTAAGTTCTGTGGATGTGTAACTCGCGTCAGCATATTCAACGATCTCGTTTCCCACCGATGACATCTCTTTGCCGGGCAGGTGGTGACCAACAATCGTGTACCCAAACTCATCGGCGAGCAATGGAAGTTGTGAGGTAAACCGGATGAACGATGTGGTTGATTGAGAGTCACCAAAAATCCAGTTCTTTCCGTTCAGATCGGTACTTTTGAGTCCCCAGTTGTATGGTGTTACATAAGTTGGCATCGGTATCTCCAAGTATTCGAGCCAGTCACGAACATCGTGTGGCCCAACGGCAAGGGCAAGCAATGCCCCAAGTGTTTGCAGTATTATATACGCCTACCTCTGCTTGCCACGAATGACCCCACCACCTCGGCGAAGTCTTTGATTGATTGCTTGTTCTGGTCTGCTGACGACCATGCCGCATTCATCCAAAGCAGCACATCGCACTCGGCACGGTCAATGGCATACAGCTTATGGAGCAGCGTGACGATTGATAGCGGACTGAACACCCGGCCCTGCGTTGAAGGCGAGAGGGCAACGATGATCCGCGTGCCGGGGAGCTCTTTGCTCATCAGGTGAGTGGCCCCGGCAATGTATTCCGCGTTTTCTCGGTGTGATCCTTGATCGCGGTACCCGTTGAGGATCGCGTAGTCAAGCCCCAGCGCGTCGTGTGTTTCTCGAACATGATCCCAGTTCACATCCTCGTGGAATGGGTTGATTGGTGTGTTCCACACACTGATCGGAATAGCTTTGTCCGCAGCTGTGAACACCTCGGAGACAGCAACGGCTCGGCACCGACCGACTAACTCCACCTCGGCGGGCGTGATCCTGCGGCGTGCATCGTCGAAAGTCGGCTGTCCGTCGTCGCGTTTGCGATCCTCGAAGTTGATGAACATACCTACCGGCTTGACTGCCTTCTCGATTGCGGATCTAGCGATACCCCGGAACCCCGCCGTCTTGATCTCCTGGCCGTCGCGGACATACTGGGTCTGCAACGATTCCGGGTGATTGGGTGCGTGTTCAAGTATTTCCTCTGCGGACTTTTTGAACAAGTCATCGGGTGTGGAGTACCCCATGTTGATCTGCACAAGGTCGCCCGTCCAGACCGATCCCAATGAGGTTCTTAGTATCGCGTCCCGGAGCGGGTCTACGAGATCTGCAGTGCTTGAACCGCCCGATGCAATCTGTGTGTATATGCGGGTCATGGGTAGTCTTCTCCTGGCCACGGCGATACGCGGTTGAGCGCGTCTTTGAGTTCCCTGACATCGCCCTCTACATTGTCGAGCCGTCCGCCCATTTTGGCGGCACCGATCTCAAGATTATGAATCGTTTTTGCCATACCGCTTTGGTTTAAGAGCATGGTGTCCATCTTGTGAATCAGCAAACCGTTGTCCCTTTCTTGAGGAAACACCCCCGGTATAAACCGGAT